TATCACACCCGGCAGCCCATCTCAAGCCCGGCACCCCCTCAAGGTACTGTGAACGGGTACCCTAGTTCATAGCGGGCTCGTCGACCCCGGCTTGCAGCTACACAGCAAAAAATTTTTTCGGTCATTTCGTTACCGCTTTTTTCTCAAAAATCATCATATCAGCAAGCAAAACGAAAAGAGGATGCAGCAATGAGCAACAATGTTCACATCCACCTCGATGAGATTTCACCAGAGGACACTGCCAGACTTGCACGAGGCTGCAAACGGTTATATCTCAAGATCATGGCTATGCCGGATGGCGAGGCCAAGCTGGACGCAGCATGGGTCGCCTACCAGCAGAGAAAGGAAGGGGGTGAGCCCCAAAAGGATTCCGACCGCACTCCATGATAGAACTATGCCCCTCGCCGTTCTTGCCGCGGTGAGGGGCATAATTGCACCCGCCGGGTGCAGCACAATCGAATATGGCAAGAGAAAGGGATTTTATGGCTCTAAAAGAATGGGAGTTGCTGTTCAACCTGTCCGCCAAACAGAACAGCAACTTCTCCAGCACCTTCAAGGCTGCACAGTCTGCTCTTGTGGAAACACAGAACAGAATCCAGCAGCTGAACAAGGTACAGTCCGACATAACTGCGTACCAGAAGCAGCAACAGGCCGTTGACTCCACCAAGCAGCGGCTGGCCGTCTTGCAGCAGCAGTACGATAACATCCAGAAAGAGATTCAGGAGACCGAGGGCTATTCCTCTGCGCTGGAAAACAAGCTGATTTCCAAGCAGGCGCAGATCGACAAGACCACGACCTCCCTGCACACCTATGAGCAGCGTCTGGCTGCCACCGGGAACACCCTGCGGGAAGCTGGCGTGGACACCACGCAGCTGACAGCAGAAACCACTCGGCTGGAAACCGAGGTCGATAAGCTGAAAGACCAGCAGGTTGACCTCAAAAAGACCATGGACGAGGCCGGAGAGGGCGCAAAGGGTTTCGGCGAGAAATCTGTCGAAGCCCTTGATACTGTTGAATCTGTGCTTGCCACGGCTGGCATCGCAAAAGCCCTCGGCGAAATCAAAGACGCATACATGGACTGCATCAACACCGCAGGTGATTTTGAAGCATCCATGAGCAACGTCGAAGCCCTGTCCGGCGCATCCGGCGATGAACTGGAAGCCCTGTCTGACAAGGCCAAGGAGATGGGCGCAACCACCAAGTTCACCGCCGGTGAATCTGCGGACGCTTTGTCTTACATGGCTCTGGCGGGCTGGAACACCCAGTCTATGCTGGACGGCATCAGCCCGGTGTTGAATCTGGCTGCTGCCGCCAATATGGACTTGGCACAGGCATCAGATATTGTCACCGACAACCTGACCGCCTTTGGTCTGAAAGCCTCTGACACCACGCACTTTGTCGATGTGATGGCCTACGCCATGGCTCACTCCAACACGGACGTGATCCAGCTGGGCGAGGCATACAAGGCGTGTGCATCTACCGCCACCTCCCTCGGCTACTCTGTCGAGGAAACTACCGCAGTTCTGGCTACCATGGCCAATGCCGGTGTTAAGGGCGGCGAGGCCGGCACAGCCCTGAACGCCATCTTCACCCGCCTTGCCACCAACACGAAAAAGTGCGGTGACGAGCTGGCGACCTACGGCGTGAACATCTACGATGCACAGGGCAATATGCAGTCCCTGTCCAGCATCCTTACCGGGATTGCCGGGGTCTGGGGCGA